GTCCCATACAAGCCAGCCTTTATGCGCCTGTTTCAGCATCGGAACAAAGTAATTCCCGCCCCAAATGATTTGTTCACGGGATACCCGTTCAAGCTCTCGGAAATATTCTTCGGTCGGCGGCTTGTTGTCCCAGCCTTCCCGCGAATGCTCCTTCCGGTTATGCTTCGGATTTCTGCAAACGCGCTTCCGCTGTCCGTCAATCCCGATCCCGTAATGCGGATCGACGATTGCAAGGTCGAAGAACCCATCCGGAAATTCCTTCATTCCCTGCATACAGTCCAGATTATAAAGCCTGTTCAATTCAAGCACCGTCGATCGCCTCCTTCCTCTCTTTTCTCCCACCCCTCCGCCCCTCCCGCTGGGAGGGGAACAGGCTCAAAGGAATAAACCCTACGCCCGATCCTTTATGCACATTTCCCCAGCCTTCATTGTGGAAAAGTGCAAGCCGCCTTGATAGATTTTCTTTCCCCGTCGCCGCGCTGTTCCTATCACTCACGCTTCACCCCGTAAAGGTCAAGCGGCTTCGCCGTGCTTCGCAACCTTGACGGGCTGAACCGTTCGTGATCTCTGATAAACAGGCGACGGGGAATAAACGAAAATCTATCTTCAAGGCTTCTTCTGTGATCGAAGCTGTGCTTCGTCGCCAAACGTTACACATTTACAAGGCTTTAGAAATGCTGATCCGAAATCAGCCTTTACCGTCCTTCGCCGCTCGTTTCCGTTTGCGCTTCGGCGGCTCTAACACATACTTAAAATAAAGGTATCCATACTTCGTACTTTTCGTTTCTACTAATATATAGCCCTTCGGCGGGCGCGGCGGCTTGCTCTCCGTGTAAACCCTCTTTGCAACGGTCGGCGTTTCCCGATCCGGCTTCCGCGCGTTGCGCGTCTGCTTCCAGCGGTGTCCGCCTTGTTCCTTCGTCCAATGGTCGAAAAGGTAATTTGCAAGCCCTGTGTAATCCTGCCCGTGATCCACGCCGTCGTAATAGTTATGTTCGCGAAGGTGGTTGATCCGGACGATATTTCCGTAAATCCATTGTTTCTTGATTGCTTCTTCCGGCACGCCGTCCGAAAGCATATGCGCGTGAATTCTGTTCGTGTTCTTGCCGCGTCCTAAATAAATGAAGATCACGGCATCGGGGAAGGCGTATTTCAGCCGCCGCACGAATAGATCGCGTATCCGCTTCGCTTCCTTGAAGGTATGTACTTCGTTTTCGTCGTCCAGCGTCAGCGTGCTATATAATGAACGCGGGGAAAAGTTTTCATTTACCAGCCGCGCGTGTTTCCGTCTTGATATTCCGATCTTGTGTTGTTCTCGCTCTTCCTCTGTCTTAAAGCGCGGGCGCGGTTCAGCCTTCTTTATATCGGTAAGCCTGTCCGATACGTTGAAAACCTCCTGTTCGCACACAACGCCCGAAAAAATCCTTCTTTTTACTCTCTGCATACGTCAAGCCGCCTTCCTTTGACAAAAAGCCGCTTTCGTGCTATACTATCTAATGTATTGAATAGCCTTATACGGCAACCCCGAACGGGGAAGAACCGTCCTGTACGCCCATACAGGACGGTTCTTTTTTATTTATCCATTGTTCAGCCCGTCGCCCTGCACGAACTCTTCGCATTGCGGTTCCTCGCAAGGCTTGAAGCGCATTCCGTTTTCGCAACCTACGCACGGGGAAGGGCGCACCCCGTCCGGCGTGAAGCCCTCGCGGATCTTCTCGCATTCCTCCAGCCGCGCGCATTGATCGCACCAGCACTTCCGGCAATCGCCGATTTCCGTTTTAACGGAACGTTCCCGTTCCTCTTCGGTTTTCCGGATTTCGCGGATCGCGGTTTCCTCCAGCATAACGTCGTAAGCGTCCATACCCGCTTGAAAGCCTCGGATCAGCGCCGCAACCGCGAAGCCCAGCGCCGCGCCCGCTTCTTCAAGCGCTTCTGCGTTCAGCTTAATTTCTCTCATTCCCGCTTCTCCTTTGCATATCTGCGTTGTAGCTGTATCCGGTATTTTTCTTCGTGCCGCGCTTCCCGCAAGTGCGGAAGATCGCGACGATCACGCAATAGATAACCAAAACCGCCGCCGCAATGCAGATAATCCCGCAAAGCAGGAAAAAGGCGTTTTGCATAAATTCAAACATTGTCATTAAGTACAACCTTCTTTCCCTCCATTACGCCAGCTTCTTTTAAGCGCTTGCGTAAATGCTTTTGCTGTGCAAGGATCGAAAGGGCGCGGCGCTCGTTCTGTCTGTACTGCTTCGCTATATCCTTTATATCCTCGCTTTGATAGTATCCAGCGCCGTCCTGCGCGTTAATAATGATCGCGCCCCTGCGCCGTGCCTGTTCGATTTCTTCACGTATCTTCCGATCCGGCAAGCCCGTTGCCGCGCGAAGGTGTGTGCGTGTTACCGCGTTTTCCTTGCCGAACGGAATATAATCCGTAATGCTTGCCGCCCGCATTTCCGTTATTCTCCTTTCTCGAATACCTCTTCCGGTTTGATGTTCCACGCCGCCGCAATATGCTTCATCATATCGACGGCTTCGGCGCGCTTCTTCATATCCCCGTCAATGTAAGATTTCAAGATTTCCGATTTCAGAACGCAAAGCGGGCGAACGCCGCTGCCCCCGACGTCCGCGTAGTTGTAGTTCAGCGTACCGACGGAATCGACGTAGCGGACGAGGATGTTTTTCGGGCTGTCCGGTGTAGCTGTCCACCACCAAGTGTCCGGAAGCTCCGGAATGTTGCCGCGAAGAAGCCTGTATTCGTCGCACGTGATAAGCCCGACGCGGACGCGATCGCCGCCGTAATTTTTCAAGCCGTCGTCGGCGGTCAAGTCAACGTTGAAATACTCGAACATTGCTTCCGGCGCTCCCGCTCCGATCAGCTTTTGCAGGAATTCGCCGTTCAAGAACTCGCGAATATCGGACGCGGCGAAATCGTTTCGGTTCTTCGTGTCAAAAGCGCCGTTTCCGATACACTCCGAAGCAATGCACTTCACCCAGCTTTCGGCGGTCTGAATGATTGTGAAGGCGATCCCGCCGATCGTGATTTCCTGTTTCGGCATAAAGCCGTGTTTGTTCTCTGTCATATTGAAAAGCCCCTTTCTTTCCTCGGGCGGTTCTCCCGCTCGATCAATGATCCTGTTAATGTACCAAATAGCCTTTTGTAAATCCTCTTCACCGTTCTTGCGCTTCCAACGCCACAAGTATTTGATCGCGTTTGCCGTGCAGAAGGCTTCGATCCCTTCAAGCCCGATTGTCGCCGCCTCCAGCGCGTCGATACACTCGATCCCGCCCGCGTTGTAATGCGCTGGGTGGTTTACCCGCTCCTCCATTGTCAACACTTCTTCCCGCCGTGCCTGTACGGGCGCGTTCTGTTATATTCGTGCTTCTGCGAAATTGCCGCGTCAATGTCAATTCCGGCATATCCGCAATAATCAAGAACGCGGATAATCACGTCGGCAAGCTCGATCGGTATTCCTTCCGGCTTCCCGTTGTTTCCGGTGTAAACCTCCGTAGGCAAGCGCCCGTTGCGGTATTCCTCCAGCGCTTCGGATACCTCCGAATGAATGAGCACCAGCACTTCGGGGAAGCCGCGTTCTTCGTCCCACCAGCCGTGATCGACGGCGTTTTCGTGAATTTGCTTTGCAACCTCGTTAATTCCCGTCATTATCGTTTTTCCTCTCTTTCTGTTTGTCTTTCGGCTCTCCGCCGTCGTTGTTCGTGTTCCTACAATCGCACGTTTCCCCGTTGTCAAGGTGTGCGCCGCAATGGTCGCATACTTTGTACTTCATTTCTTCGTTACCTCCGTTCTTTGGAATAATCAGACGGCGCAACCCGTCCGCGCATAGCGTCAAGCCGTGTTCGTGAAGGTAGGCGCGGCGGCGTTCCGCCTCTGCCGCCTCCCAGCCGCAAGTAGGGCATTCGGAAGCGTTGCATTTCTGAACTTTGTTCGGATCAATCCCTAAGAGGCAGATATATTCGCGTTTCTCACTCATTTTTCACCCGCTCCCCGTTATAGATAACTACCATAGAAGGGAAGGGCGCGGGATCTCCGGCGTTCCCTTCGTCGTCTGTGAAGCGAAGCCGCCCGCGAACGAAGCGGATTTCCGCTTTTCCGTATATGTAATCGTGAAAGTAGGTCGTATCCGTTCGCGCTGGGATAAGCAGTACAACGGCGTACCCCTCCCCGCGTGCTTCTTCGTATGCCTTCTTTACCCACTTGCCGATCTCGCGTCCGTAAGGCGGATTGCAGAAA